ACCGCTCATCACATTAACGGAAATCGGATTGGTTTATTAAGTAGGTTTGTCATGTAAACAAAACGAAAAATTATGAACACAACAATCACAAATCAAAACATTAGGAGAGGTAACGGTTACGGTCAATATATCGTTACAGGAATGGTTAACGGAGTTGATGTAATCACTCACACAACGAATAGCGAAGCGTTCGATTGGTTCGATGATGATTCAAACGATGAGAAACACATTGATGCAATATACTACGTTGACGGTCTACTTGTTCGCACATACGAAAACCTTTAAATCAGAATAAAATGGAAGTAGCACTATTAGCATTCGGAATGATTGCGCTAATTACCCTTGCGAGGGCGATTAAGTCACTTGACAGAAAAGAGGATGAATTAACCAAACGATTTGAGGAATGAGAAAGAAAAAGGAAGTTAGGACAATGTTAGGCTTCAAGTCATTCAAAGACTTGCTAACTGAAAAGAAACCTTTTGCGGTGTGTCAGCACTTCATTGGCGCACGTTTTGACGATGAGAGGGATAAGGTGTTTGAATCAATTTGGTATTGTGAAAGGAGAGGGTTATTAACGCGGGAACTATGCCACAAAGAGGTTCAGCTACTATTTAGCAACTTGCACTTGTTTAGAAAGGTCATCGAAGGCAAAGATGGTACGGTGTACGAATACCAATACTTTGAAGACTACTATCGCACAAAATGCTTAAATTCGTAAAAAAAAGATATGACAATTAAAGAAATAGCAGAAAGCTACATCGGACAAAAAGAGAAGCGCGGAAATATGGGGTTTATCGATGAAGCGTTTGAAAAGAAAATGCGAGGGGTAGGGTTCTACGATGGTGCGCCTTGGTGCGGATTCTTTGCGATGTTAGTTTGGAAGGAGGCGAATCAGGACATTAGCCTGTTAAGCGCATCTTCTCGCAGAATTATCGAGAAAGCAACCAAAGCACGTAATTGGCATAGTGAGCCAAAGGAGGGAGCAGTTGTAGTTTGGGCGACTTTCAGATCGGGAAAACGTCAAACGACAGGACACATCGGAGTTGTAACCGCTGTCGATGGCATGACTTATACAACGGTTGAGGGAAACACAACAGAAAGAGGTGGACGTGATGGTGTAATAGTCGCACAACGTCATAGGGTGCTAAGTAAAGAGGCTTGGAAAACTACGAACGGACTACGTCTTATGGGCTACGTCTACCCTGAACAATAGGACTTTAACCACTACTACGAATAGGAAGTTTAACCGCTTCCTATTTTTTTTTACTTTTTTTTCTTTGAATTGTTGTATGTAACAATATTATATCTATATTTGAAGACCGATAAGGAACAAAACTAAAACAAAAAGCCATGATTAAGATTAACACAACAGATATTTTAAACGATCAAATTCGACAGATAAAAAACGAAATTGATTGGGCAGTAAAACTAAACAACTACGCAAAAGCACAAGAGTTGTTTTTCGAAATGCTTGAGATAGAGAAAAAACTTAAATAACCAAACGAGGGGTGCGGCTCGGTAACGCACACTAAAACAAAACAACATGAACAAATTTGACAAAACATTGGACAAAGCTATCAAGCAACTTAACGCACTCACTTCATACGAGGGTGTTATTGAAGAAATCTACGAAGGTAGTAGACAGCCGAAAAGAGTAACCGAAATCTATTGCAACACCGCTGAATTTCACTACGAAATTGAGATTATCACGGGCAAACTGATTCAAGTAACAGGGAATGTAAAGTTCGATTCTGATGGCTTGTACTGCGACATTGACCAAATACTTAAAGAAGATGGTTTTGGCGATTACTTAGTATTACCTGACCACCTACTTGAAACAGTGCGTACAATGATTCACAACCGAGTTAATGACAAGGTAGGTGACGAATTGGAGGAAGACTTCTTAGAGCATCAAAGCGAGTCACAGGATTGTTGGTTTGAGCGTGGGTGTGACAGATACCACGCATTTAGAGAAAACGGAATATAAACTAAAACATAAACAGAATGAAAACTTATCACATTTGTTGGCTCATTGGTAAAGATGAGCAAGGCTTAGACCTACTAACGGGCATCACGGTTTTTGCAGAATCGATGGATGATGCCTTAGCGAACTTCAAAAAAGAATACAATGTTGAACCTTATTACATCACACGAAAATGAGAACTGAAAAAGAACTTTGGGAACTTGTTTTGAGTAGACAAGAATGGTTCAATTGGGGATTATGTCAATGGGTTAGTGATTTAAAAAACTATCGTTTTATCAATGAAAAAGAAAGATTGTTACTAGAGAACAAAATGAAATCTTTTTTACCCGCAACACCAAGAATGAATGGATATGTATGGGTTATTGGCGAAATACAACCCAGAATTGATTGGATTAACGAACGAATTAAACAGATTGAAAATGAGACGATTTAAACAACTAATATACCTCTTTGCACTAATTGGTGCGTGTGGTATGTTCTATGTAGCAGGACACAATAACGGCTACGATTTAGGATTCGACAGCGGGGTTGAAACAATGCGAGACAGCATCATTTACGAAAACCTAATACCCGAATCTATCCACGATGTTGAAAGATTAATTGAAAAGAGAAATGAAAGCAAATGAATTGAGAATTGGAAACATTGTTTTGAGAGAGCCAATTCTAGACAATAAATACACAAACAAACCTTGGAGAGAAATTATAGTTTCTTCAAACGACATTACGGCTTGCGTTGTTAATGAAAAAGCGTTTAAACCAATCCCACTCACAGAAGAATGGTTGTTGCGGTTTGGGTTTCAGTTGATGTCTTACGGATTAAGAAAAGACGATTTCTACATTTGGAATAGCAACCATGAATTTGAGTTTTTATTGGTAAAAGGAAGCACAGAGGAATATTTAACCATTCCTTATGTACATATTTTGCAAAACCTATACTTTGCGCTAACAGGCGAAGAACTAAAACTGAAAGACAATGAGAACAATTGACAAACTAAACGCAAGCCGTGGAATCAAACCAACGGTGTTTTCACCGAATTGGTTGAGCGAATACACGAAAGTAAAGTACATCCCGAAAAACGGTGTAGGAACGAATAAGAATGTATCGGTTGATCTGTTCGATGAGATTATCAAAGTAAAGCAAATCGGAAACGTTATCCACGCTGTCGGACTGCGAAAAGAAGTACCAACGTTTTTAATACTTAGCAAATGACTTTTAAACAACAAGCGGAAACTTTCTACAAAGGACACCGCGAACAGGCAAAAGCAATCGCAGCTGGTACGGCAATCGACAACGCTTTGAAACTTGACTACACAAAAGGCGGGGTAACGCACACTCACTTCATGCTTGACAATTACCTGAAATACTTTACTTACGAACGATTACCACAAAACAGGAAAAGATGAAAAAAGAACTACTGCGCGAGTTCATGCGCTTGCTGAATGACAACGGAACAAATCTAAAGGACTTTTGCGCTAAGCATGACATGAACTACAACACAGTTTACCAAAAGCTATCACGGTACAACATCAACATTGACGAGATGAATGAGTTGATTAGCTTGGTAGACGAAACAAAACGGCTAAAAATCATAATATGCAAGGGAGAATAACAGACGAATCACTAAAACGTAGGGTGCGAAATTATCTACTAATCATGCTATCCAGAAAGGGTATTGATTTTGCGGAGTTGTGCCGAGTACATAATGAGGACTACAACAACCTTTACTCAAGGGCAATGAATCAAAGCGGAATCGACTTAGAGCATATTAACTACGTGCTGAAATTAGCAAACTACACACACCGAGTGGACTTCATCAATGGTGACTTCTGCGAGGTGTACAAATCTAAACTATGATAATCCAGATAATTAGCGACGTTTACCACACATTTGACTTCCCAATGATGGACGTACTATGCGAGGAAAACGGCAAACGATATGAAGCGACTATATGCTGTCATCACATTGAGATAGTAAAGAATGCTGAACTCCCTTTCTCGCTTGAAAATGTCGATTATCAATTAAAATTATTTTGAAATGACAAACAACGGTAAATTACTCGCAGCCGTGGCACTTGCTCCTGTGGTTGCTGACTTCTTAGAAGATGCAGAATTGCGCTTTGAAGCAAAGAAACGAGCAAATAGAATCATTGCAGAGATTCGTTCATTTGATGAGTGGATTCTCAAAGGTGCTGACATGACAATGATTGAGCAACAAATCGACATTCAGCGAGCGTTCAGGCAGTGGATAGAAACTAATTTTACGGAAGATGAAAATAACGGATAAAATAACAATCACAAACGAGGATAACATGGAACTTATGAAGCGTTATCCTGACAATTATTTTGATTTGGCCATAGTTGACCCGCCTTATGGGATTAATATGGGTATGGGTCATAAAGGAAGTGAAAAACGTGGTGATAAAAACAAATACAAAACATTTGCTGGAGGTGATAATTCAATACCAAATAAAGAATATTTTGATGAATTATTCAGAGTTAGTGAAAATCAGATTATTTGGGGTGCTAATTACATGACACAATTTTTAGAACCAAAAGCAAGTTGGATTATTTGGGATAAAAAACAACCTGAAGAATTTAGTATGGCAATGGCTGAGTTAGCTTGGAGTTCTTTTGGAAGCCCTATGAAAATTTATCAAAAGCGTGTAGTTGGCGCAGATGATATACGTGTACACCCAACTCAAAAACCCGTAGCACTTTACAAATGGATTCTTGACAAATACGCTAAACCAAACGATAAGATACTTGACACTCACTTGGGTAGTGGGAGTATTGCAATAGCTTGTCACGATTACGGGTTTGAGTTAACAGCGTGCGAACTTGATAAAGAGTATTATGACAAAGCAATAGAGCGAATACAAAATCACGTTAATCAACTAAAGCTTTTCTGATGAAAACGAGGCTGCCGATTAAACCGCTATCAGCAAACCGCGCTTTTCGTGGTCGAAGGTTTATGACTGACGAATACAAGAAGTTTCAACGCGATATGCTTTTATTACTGCCAAACGTGACATTAGAAAGCATTTCTGAGGTTCATCTACACTTTGGGTTTAGTTCTAAACTTAGCGACCTTGACAATGCCGTCAAACAATCCTTGGACTGCATCGTGAAAAAGTACGGGATTGATGATCGTTACATCAACAAGATAGTGTTAACAAAAGAAATCGTACAAAAGGGATGCGAGTTTATTGACATTCAGATTTTTTAGTTAAGTTTGTGAATCGGTTTCTCTCACATTATAAACCGAAAGAGTTTGAAACAACCCTGATAAGGAAGTGCGAGGTGAGAGACGCATGGACTTATCGGGGTTTTTTAATTTAAACATTATGGCTAAACAACGTGATGGTTTTACTTTTTATAGGTCGTATTATGACGTTTACAAAGAGTTAACCGACAAAGAAAAGGTTGCTTTCATGGATGCTTTATTGGATAGGCAGTTTCTTGGTTTGCATCCGAAAGACTTAAAAGGCATGGCGAACTTCGCTTACCTATCCCAAAAACATTCTATTGATAAGCAAATCAAAGGTTTTGAGGATAAAACAGGAGTGAAGTTAAACCCTTTAACACCCCCCTTGCCAAGGGTAGATGAAACCCCTTGCCAACAAGAGGAAGAGAAAGAAGAAGTACAAGAGCAAGTACAATTACAAGAACAAGTGAAAGGGGAAGGGAAAAAAAAAGACGCTAACGCTGCCGATTTTTCTAAATTTAATAATTCGTACATAGAATTGATTTGGAAAGATTGGAAAGAGTACAAACAAGAACAACACAAGGAAAGATACAAGTCTTTAAAAACAGAACAAACTGCAATTGATAAACTTGGTGAACTATCGAACTACCGAGTTGAAACGGCAAAGAAGATAGTTGAGCAATCAATATCAAATCTTTGGAAAGGATTATTTGAACTTAAACAACAAAACAACTTTAACAATGGAACTACAACAAACAAATCATTTGAGCAACGAGCGGATGACTTTACAGCCCGAATACTTGGAACTCATCCAACGCAAGGCAGCGAGTCAAACAACCCCGACTCAAATATCGAAGAAGCTGATTACAGCCTGTTTGACGAATGAGGAATTTTGCAAGGATAATCTTACACGGTTAACGAATGCACTATTCCACATCACAAAGGTTTACTACGGACTAACTCCTGAGAATCTACCCGAAGATTTATTTCGGTTAGTAATTCAAACAATTTGCGAAAAGCATCCAACGCTTAAATTTACAGAATTGAATTTAGCTTACTCTGAACGCACGATTGAAAAGCGACAAGGTATATCCCTTACACGCGATGAGATAATGCAACCAATCGAAGATATGGCGCAAAAAAAGAGGGTTGTGCTTATGATTCAGCAACAAGCAAAGCAAGAATTTGAAAATGCGCAGTCTGAAAAGCAGAAAATTGAGCAATTCAAACGTGAAGCAATGCGATTGTATGTAACCGATCTCGAGAAAGGAAATAAGTGTTATTCAGGTACGGCATTTCAAGCAAATTCTTTTGCCCGTGCCTTTGCAGATTTGTTTGATGACAACGCAAAAAAAGATATGTGGATTGAATCACAACGCGAATACAAGGAATTGAACTATCAGTATCAAGAAAAGGCAAATGCTTTCATACAACCACCTCCACCCGCTGAAAAACTTTATGCGCTGAGAATGGTAAACGCGGCATTGAATAGAGGTTTGGATGGGTATTATTTGATAAAAGATTAACCACTCATCCGACCTATCAACCGTTCATCACAATGTAGAGCCATGAACGTATGGAAATGAGTAAATTCGTGGAAATAAAAACAAATAACTATGAGTCAAAATCAAATTACAGTTAAGCAATTCTTTGCGAAGGATGCAGTTAAGAGCAAGTTCGAGGAACTGCTTGGTAAAAAAGCAAGCGGTTTCGTTACATCCGTTTTGCAAGTCGTTAATAATAACAACCTATTACAGAAAGCAACTCCCGAAAGCGTGTACAATTGCGCAGCGGTTGCAGCAACTTTAGATTTGCCAATTAACAATTCATTAGGCTTTGCGTGGATAGTACCATACGGTGGCCAAGCACAGTTTCAAATTGGGTGGAAAGGCTTGGTTCAACTTGCAAATCGCACAGGACAATACAAAGCAATCAACGTTGTGGAAGTATACGAAAATCAATTCAAGTCATTCAACCGATTGACCGAGGAATTGGATGCAGACTTCACACAAGAGCCAAGCGGTAAGATTGTCGGGTACGTTGCTTACTTCAAGTTATTGAACGGCTTTGAGAAAACTTCCTATTGGTCAGTTGCAGACGTTGAGAAACACGCAAAGAGATTCAGTAAGACTTACGGTGGCGGGGTTTGGAAAAGTGATTTCGATGCAATGGCAAAAAAGACCGTGCTTAAAAATACGCTTTCAAAGTGGGGTATTCTATCAATCGAAATGCAAACGGCAACAATCGCAGACCAAGCGGTTATCAAAGATGCCGAAACATTGGATGTGGAGTACATCGATGCAAGCGAACCGAATGCAGAACAGTTACCAACAATTACGGATGAACAAGTAGCTGCATTAATCGAACAAGGCGCAACGCTCGCACAGATTCAAACGACCTACACGGTAACGGATGAACAACTAATTAAATTTGGATAGGATGCAACATAACACTAACATAAAAGGTGCGGACGTAATGTTTCGCACCTACAATTTCGGAGATTTGATGGGGTCAATCACAAAGAATGGTTTGACGGGGAAGCAAAAAATAGATTTGAAAGACCTATTAAGCCGAATTAAGCTAACCGAAAACCAAGCAAAGGAGCGAGATAGGCTAATTGAAAAACGTGATACACTGCCCGAACTATCTGACACGGCAAAAACGCTTGTAAAGCAGTATTTCAATTCGGAGGTTCGTGGCACTTCAAAAATGCACCTATCGAATAAGTACGTCGAAAAGGGCAAACAACTTGAAAACATGGCTTTGGCACGCATCGCAAAGGTGAACGGTTGGAATGCACCTTTGAACGCTAACAAGTTAGGCATTGAGTTATCCGACGAATACGGATACGGTCATCCCGATGCAATCTATACCAATGCACGTTTTGGATTCGATGCGAAGTGCAGTTTTTCAGATGACACATTTCCGTTATTTGCAAAGGATTTGAAAGAGGCTGCGAAAAGTTCTTTTAACCGCTACGAATGGCAGGCAAAAAGATACGCAATGATGGCGGGTTTTGATCATTGGTACGTTTGTTTTTCGCTTGAAAACACACCTGAACAACTGATTGTTAATGAAGCGTGGAAACTTTGGAAGGAAAGCGGAAACGAAGGACAACCCGACGAATCATTTATCGACCAAGTACGTGAGATGCACAACTTTGACCATTTGCCCGATTGGGCGCGAGTTAAGACGTTCAGAGTTGACCTTACCGAAAGTGACATTGAAAAGGTAAAAGAACACGTAACACTCGCGCGGAATTACTTTGATGAGTTGATGAGTGCGTATGTAAGCTAACGTTTTGCGGCTTTGCGTTCGTTGGGGGTTTCCCAGCACTAAAGCCGATAAGGAGTACAAATTTTAATTTAAGCACAAATGATTGTAGAAAGCACTAAAGCCCCCAATGACGCAAAACCGCTGTTACCTGCTGGTGCGGTTTCAAAGGACGGAATTTCATTGATACACGGAGATAGTTTGCAAGCCTTAAAAAGCTATGGCGATAATTATTTTGATGTAGCAATAGTTGACCCACCGTATGGAATAAACCACAGCGAAATAGCGGGCAAGCAAAGCGGCACAAAATACGGCAATGCTGCTGCTGCAAAAAGACAATACACCGTAAAAGATTGGGATAAGCAAATACCACCACCAGAGTATTTTGTGGAGCTTTTCAGAGTATCTAAAAATCAAATTGTGTGGGGAGCAAATTATATGACAGAGCATTTGCCACCAAGTATGGGTTGGGTGTTTTGGGATAAAGATAATGGCACAAATGGTTTTTCAGATGGCGAACTTGCTTTTACATCATTTGACAAAGGATTGAGAAAAGTAAAGATAACTTGGAACGGGATGATACAGTATGATATGAAAAACAAAGAGGATAGAATACACCCAACCCAAAAGCCAATACAACTTTACAAATGGTTACTTGAAAACTATACAAGCGAAGGCGATTTGATTTTAGATACTCATTTGGGGAGCGGAAGTATCGCCATAGCTTGTCATTATATGAAACGAAAATTAATAGGATACGAAATTGATGCAGAGTATTTTCAAAAGGCTTGCAAACGATTTGAAGAACAAACTCGTCAAACAGCACTATGGTAGCACTTGCAGGTAACAGTCGTGCAGGCGGTCGTTTTAATGCTGCCTGCGCTTTGTTAGCGGATGCAAGTTTTTAGATTGATAAAAGCCTCACTTCAATAGTGGGGTTTTGTTTTTCCAAAAAGTTGTATATTAGCGACATGATTACAACGATACACGCAATACTTATCGCATGGCTTTGGTGTTCATTCTCACCAATCACTTGGCTTTCGGAGAAGATTCAAAGCGATTACACGTTGATTCAATTGATTATCGACCACATCCAATGTCCTAAGTGCGTTGGGTTTTGGCTCGCACTCGCAATGACAGGAAACATTTACCTCGCAATTATCTCAGCAATATGCACACTACTATTAGTCAAGATGACCAAACGTATGTAGAGGGTGTCCAAAACCTCCGTGACCTTGTCAAGTACGGCTCAACTGTCAACCGTAGATTGGTCGACATTTACCAACGTTACACGGGCGAAGTCATCGAACAGAAATCATGCTGTTCATCCGAAAGAAAAATCTTTTTCAATCAATTCATGGAATGGTACAACTCTATAACATAGTAATTGAATCGAAGTACTCCGAATTGGAAAAGTACGCTCACTTCATTAACGATGTGAGCAACAAGGGTCGCAATGTTTTGACCGCAATATCGAACGCATACATACACGCTCAGAAACACACTCCGAAAACTGAAGACGAAGCGAAAGCCATTCTTTTGCACTACATCAAGTGCGAACTACTTTACACGCAAACTGCCACGCACAAAGAGAATATTACCGCAATAGATTTTGAATCTTTGCACCAGGCAATTGACGAACCAAAAGAACATATCGACTTTCACTACATTATAGAAAAAGAGGTTGAGGAATGGAATTTCATTGATCGGAAATTTTTCGAGAAGTGGATGGAGTTTAAAAAGCAAGGCAAAAAGGATTATGAACTTGCTGAATTGTACGGAATAGACAAGACCTATTGCCGAAAAAAGTTGCAACAATTAAAACGCAGAATAAGATGCAAAATCTAAAAATCAAAGCCGAGTTAGCGGGTAAGACAATTACGAGAGATTTGGGATACACCAAGTGGGTAATTAAAATTGACAGTGTTAAACCCGCACAATACGGGCGACTTTATCAAATGGGATTCACAGAAATATTTGAAAATGGAGAAGAGGAAAAACGGGAACATACATCCAACGAGGTTACTGAAGGAACCACAGGAAATGATGGAGTGGTGGAAAAAGTACAAGAAGCACCTAAAAGAAAACGAAAGTCAAAATTGGCTTAAAATTCAATATGTCGGCAAAGATGGGGAGCGTGTTGCAGATGCTCCCGTTATGCCTTTGACGTATGAAGGGTTCAAAGTTTATATGTACGAAAACCTCGGAGTTATTCATCAGTATTTTGATAATCCGAATGGTGTTTATGATGACTTTGTGGAAGTCTGTTCGCACATAAAATCTGAAATCCGAGCGAATCAAATTCAAGGCGGTTTATTAGGTTACTTCAATCCAAGCATCACACAACGTCTAAACGGACTTGCAGACAAGCATGAACATGAAGTGAAGTCTGAACCTCGCATCTTTAAATTGGATGATTAATGCCATTCCAATTAACAACAGCCGTTAAGAAGATGCTCCGAATGACTGGAAACAAAAAGGTCATTCAAGGGAGTACATCGTCAGGTAAGACATACGGCATTATTCCAATTTTATACGACAAAGCACTGAGTAGGCCACGCACCAAGATAACGGTGGTGGCCGAAACGTTGCCCGCCTTAAAGGATGGGTGTATAGACATCTTCAAGAACTTCATGATGGATGAGGGCAGATGGAACGATGCGCAGTGGAATGGAACGGACATGGTTTACAAAGCTTTGAACGGTTCAACCATGCAATTCAAATCGTTTGACTCAGTCGGTAAGGCAAAAGCAGCGGGAAAGCGTGACATTCTTTTTCTGAATGAGGCGAATCATATCGACTACGGAATAGCGGATGCGCTAATCATTCGTTCTAATGAAGTGTGGATGGACTTTAATGCTGATATGGAATTTTGGGCGCACACGGAGATCTTAACTCAACCCGATTCTGAGTTTTTGAAATTGACATACTTGGACAACGAGGGTATTCCCGATGCCGTTTTGAACAACTTAATGCAACGTAAAGCAAAAGCCGAGGCAGAGGAGCGTAACGGAACAAAGGGTTATTGGTGGAATTGGTGGCAAGTTTACGGACTTGGCGAGGTCGGGATGTTACAAGAGGCGGTTTATCCACGGTGGGAAATACTGAGCGAAAGACCTGAACGATTTACACGCTTTGTCTACGGCTTAGACTTTGGTTTTCAACACCCTACTGCACTTGTTAAGGTGTGGTTTTGGGAGGATGAACTATTCCTTGAGGAAGTCATCTACAAATCAGGGTTAACATCCAACGCACTCATCGAGGAAATGCGCAAAAAAGAGGTTTCACGTGAGGTTGAAATCATGTGTGATTATGCACGACCCGAAATGATTGAGGATTTGGATAACGCAGGGTTTTACGTTTTGAAAGCGGACAAGAGCGTTGATGCGGGAATCAATTTCCTCAATCAAATGAAAGTCTACGTACACGCAGATTCAATCAATATCCAACGTGAAAACAGACTATACAAAAGAAAGGTCATGAACGGCATTATTTCGGAGCAAATCGACAAGAAAAATGACGATGCGATGGATGCTGCGAGGTACGCGGCTATGGAAATCAAGTCAGCGTTTTACGGCGGCTCGGCATACGAATCATTCTAAACACATTATAAGTCATGAGTCAAACATTAATCGCAAAGCCAAACACGTTCTATCCCGCATTTAACAAGATGCCGTATATTGTGGATAGCACGAATAAAAATAAACAAGCATTTAATTACATTTTTGATGTGTATGAGGCGGGTACTTCCAATTTACTTGCACGGTATCAGCCTAAACCAAGATTTGGAGACGGTTACGGATATGCCGATATATCAAAACTGATTCAATCAAAACTTGCAAGTGAGATTGAGAATGCCAATGCAACATCGTTTTTTAATGCGTTAAATTCGTTTTACAAGTTTGATGTAAAGATTGGTGAAAGTTACATTGATTCAATCGCATACACTTCCAATTTGCATAATAGCGGAGGGTTTGTGCGTATCAACGTGAGCAATTCATACGTTGCGGGAGATCAAGTATTCATTAGCCAAGCGGATGGCGGTGTAGCAAATCCACAATTGGAAGGATACCATACAGTGACAAGCGCAAACTCTTCACACTTTCACGTGAACGTTCCTTGGTCAAGTATTACGAACAACTCAATCGATGGTACTGTTCAATATGCTGACAATCGCAGAACGGTCACAACGAACATACTGACTTACTCCGACCAAATAGCATTTAACGGTGTATTCAATACGGCTCAAGAAATAGCATACGATGGTAATTGGTTTACCTTAGCCAACAATACAAGGCAGTTGCTCACACCGATGAGTGAGATAACTATCTCCAAAAATTCACCTTTGCTCCTAAATATTCGCACACAAGCAAGCGGAACGGGTGAAGTTAGGTTTGAGAATGATAACGGGGATGTGTTCAGCTTTCAGTTAATCAGCACTTTGGAGGTCACAACTGTGAACGTGGGTACTTTCAACCTACCTACACTGACAGTCGTTTCAGGAACTTTACCACTTATTAAACCTAATACACAGTACTATGATGTGTATTGGTACGATGGTGGGCAGAAGTCAAAGAAATACCGAATCAATCTAAGTCAGCAATGCGCGATTGAGGAAAAATCAATTTTGTTCGTTGACAAATACGGTTCTATCCTTTCGATTCCTGTAACTTTAAAAAGCACGTTAAGAACGAACGTTAACCGTGAGACGTACACACGTGATTTGACGGGTACAATTACGGGCACAAAGTGGATACCCAAAGCAAGTGAGGGCGCAATCACTCAAGTGAACAGCAACCTTGAAAGGTCGATTGAATTGAACACGCAGTTTTTAGACAAGCCAATGCAAGAACTGTTCTTTCAAATGATTGAATCTCCACACAAAGTTCTATTCGATGCGGGTTCGTTCTACCCTGTTGTGCTTGAGGTTACAAACGCTGAATTTAAGCGAACACAAAACTCCAAACTATTCATGTATACATTGAGTGCGAGATACTCAAATAACGAAGCGGTAAATGGTTAAGATTCAAATAGAGGGCGGGTACTTAGAGCCAGTTGAGGGAACGAATATCCCTTTAAACTTTAGCGTTCAAGACATTCGTGATATAAGCGCAAAGAGTGGCGCATTTAGTAAGTCAATTGAACTTACAGGGTCACGGAATAACTTAGAGTTGCTTGGTCACTTGTATGAAGTTAATATCGAAGATGCGACATTCAACATCAACACACTGACTGAGTGTAGTGTTATTCAAAACGGCATCACGGTTGTTGAGCGTGCGTACTTGCAATTATTGTCGGTCAACAAGCAAGAACCTTCGACGGTCAATCACGAAAAGGTTACGTTCACAGTTGCAGTCAAAGATACGGCAGCGGACTTGTTTACAACAATCAACAACCGATATCTAAGCGAGGTTGACTTAACCGACCTTAACCATACGCTAAGTGCAACGAACATCGTCAATTCATTCGGTAACGATGTCACGGATGGCTACAAGTATTTCCCATGCTACACACCAACCAATACAATTCCCGTAAAGGAATTTAAGCCGTGGATATACGCAAAGACTTACCTTGACCGAATCTTCGCAAAGGCGGGTAAAAGTTACACATGGGCGGGATTAGAAGAGGCGCGATTCGATAAGTTGGTTATTCCATATAACGGAGATGGTACGAAAATAAACGTTGATGCGTATAAAGTCGCATTTAACAAAACGAATACGTTATCAGGTACGCATACGGGCGGGGTTATCAATATCAATAACACGCAACAACTGACCAACGTCACAGAAACGAATGACCCCGCTTCGATATTTAACCCAACTACGGGACAATACACTTCGCCATTCTATGTATCAACGGGTGAAAGTATCAATGTGGGTGTGAGTGTTTCACGGTTGTTTCAATTAACTAACCCAATAGCGCAACAAGTCAAGATTAAAACACTTGACCAAACAACGATGCATTACTATTCTGGAGCGGCTCAATATTTGGCTGTGTTCTTGGTATATCGCAATGGCTTACAAGTTGGAGCATCTATTCTAATTAATCAAAATATAAACGGACTTTTAGATTCGGGTACACAAACAATCATAAACGATTCAACCACTATCAATATTCCAATCACGGGACTTTCGCAAGGTGATATAATTACGTTTAGAGTGCGCATTCTCAACCAACCAATGGATGGCGAATGGAGAAACAACGTCACCAATGCGACTGTGAACGTGGGATATAATTTTTCCCTTACATCAAGCGTTACAGTTACACCATCGGACAATAACATTGGGTTGTTTGGAACGGTTGACATGAATAGTTTTATACCTCGGCAAATCAAACAGTCTGATTTTGTCAAGGCATTCTTAACTATGTATAACTTGGTTGCTGTTCCCGATGAATTGCAACCTGATAATATTATTTTTCTACACCGAGATGAATACTATGACAGCGGTAAGGTAAAGGATTGGACTAGGAAGTTAGCCAATGACCGTGAGAAACAAATTACGTTTTTACCCGATATCACGAAAAAGAAAATACAGCTATCCTACAAAGATGATTCCGACGAAGTCAACAAGGCTTACAAGTCATTTACTAATGAAACATTCGGACAAGTTGAATATACCTTAGACAATGAATACGTGCGTGACATTGACCGTAACGAAATTGTATTTTCACCCACACCGAGCGCAGTTACTTCATACGGTGCGACTGTGCCAATGCTTTTGGGTAGTGCGCCAAAAACGAATATTCGTGTGTTAATTGATAACGGTGCGCAATCTTTGACTACTCCGATAATCGTTCAGAATTACACGGGTAACGTTGTCACTTCAACCACATACGCTCAGGCATCGCACTTTGAAAATCCATCCAATCCATCGTTCGATATTAACTTTGGGGTTTGCGATTACTACCTTTATTCAATTGGTGTTGTAACGGGTAACAACCTTTACAATCTATATTGGCGCAGAACGATGGCGCAGTTGAATAGCGGTAAAATGCTCACGGCTTACTTCGATTTAAACGAGGCAGATATCCAGTCACTAAAACTTAACGATAAAATCTATTGCGAAGGTGCGTGGTGGAATATCAACCGTGTAATCGATTACAACGCTAATAAGTCAACGCTAACTAAGGTCGAATTGATTTCGATTGATGAGGGGATAAAACTGCCAAGGTTCAAAATAAGACCCGTTAAACCATCGGTGTTTTTGGATTCGTTACCTATCCGTGGTAACTTGATTAAGAAGTTTTACGAGGTCAACAACGTAATCGAAGAGGGTGGAGATGTCACGGGTAAAACGGGGTTAGTTGTTAAGGGTGGTGAAATTGTAGCGGGTAATATCAAGGTCGATTCAATCAACGGTGTTGTTCAATCAAGTGATCGTGTTTACAAGGCATTAATAACTCAATCTTCAACCAATGCGCCAAGCATCTCACAAATATTGCGCAATGATTATGACATAGTTTTACTACCCGAATACGTATCAACGGGAACTTACAAGTTCACCAATTTTGTCACAACGTCAATCGATACATACTTCACAACGGAAGACATCGAATGGATTTACACGGAAGATGAAATGTACCTAATGGATGAGAATAGCGACACGGAATTGTTAGGCTCAACCACTTTGGAAGCGTTGCATAACGGTAACTTACCAAACGGTAACACAGCACGCTTTTCTATTCAAGGCAATGACCTTTATTTGTACACCTATTCAAGCGGTACGTTATCCAACGATGTACTACCAACTGACATACCATGGGTAATGACATTGACTTTTTGGGATAAGTAACATTATAAAGTATGG